CCACCTTTTGTGATGATTGCGGTTTCTTCGTAATCTACATGTTGTTGGGTCACGGGATACTCCTTAATACGAGATAACCAACTATTATAAAACACCCAACCCGTTACATATGTGGTCTTACTGATACCTTTTTCATCTCCGGTGTTGTTGATTTTTAATCCTACGTGTCCAACATCAATTCGTTCAACTGAAATTGGATTGATGATTGCCAAGATAATAGATACAATAAACACAACAACCGCTTTAATAACTGCACTCGCTTTTATTTTTGTATTATTGTACTTGTCAGGTTCTGACAAATAATTTTTGAAGTTAAATACTCCGAATAAAATTCCTAATACTACTACCGATAAGGTAAATGTGATAATTCCAATCATAACTGTTTTTTTTATTTGTTTAAAGATTTTACTAATTTATGTCCTAATAAGAGGATCAATACAAAGGTAGTGATTAAAATGATATAACCAAAAATATTTGCAATTGTATTTGGTAAAGTTAAAAGATAGGCGGATAATTCTGTAACAATAATGCCACCGATAAATGTGACCAAAAAACACATCACAAAAATTAATACTTTTCTATAATTTTCCATTTTTATTTATTAAGTTGTTTTATTTTTTTATTGACATAATGATAGTTGTGATAAAACTCTTCGTAAAATGTGATATTTCGTGGATATAGATTTTCTCTACTTATTTTAGACACTAATTCATCTATTTTTATTTGATCACCATTTTCTTTAATATATTCATCAATAATTTTATCCATTTTTTCTTCTCTTTCTTTTTGTGCAGAAAGTTCAAATTCCCATTCATCATCGGCAAATTGTTCATTTATATACTCCATAAGATCATCATCATCAATTTCTTCCCATCCACCCGGATCTTTCCAAATCCAATATTCAGTAAATTTTGAACTTTCACCAATTCGAATATCAAATGTTTCACCATTTTCATTTTCAACTGTAAATTGTTTTGTTTCCGCCCAATATACTTTTTCGGGCATTTCTTTTAATTTGTAATTCATATTTTATTTTTTTTAATAAAAGCAGGTCTTAGGGGTCGTATTATTCCCTTCATTATCCTTGTACTATTAAACCGTGGGAAGCGAGGACCCGCTTAAAATTTACAACTTTTTTCCGAGTCAGTGGGAAAGTTGTCAACCCATCCAGCTTACGATCTGGCTCTTTTCTTGACTTTTGTCAGTGGAATAGAGGAACTACGATCCCGCGGCCTACAGGAACTTTGTAGTCTCACCTAGACTCGAACTAGGATCAGAAGCTTAGAAGGCTACCGTTTTTCCCTTAAACTATGAGACCAAGAAGGAAAGGGGAAGATGGTCGAGTGGACATCCCCTTTTACGAACGGCATTACTATGTTGGTTCCAACTCCGAAGATAATCACCAACCACCAACAGGTGTCTTAATCTTCATTCCCCGTTCAACCTTAATACTATCGTTCTTTTGACTTTTATTTTATTTTGATGTTGCTTTATGTGTATCTAATGCAAGTTTCATCATGGTTGCATTAGTGTGAACGTAAGTTTTTAACTTCGTTTCCAACTTATCTAATCGAGAATCTAACTGTGAGAAGGTTTCTCTTTCGAGGTTATCAACTCTACGATTAACTTCTTCATTTAATCTTCCGATGTTATCGTGAGTATCTCTTTTTGTGTTATCGATGGAAGTATGTGTATTATCAATTGAATGATAAACACCATCAAAACCATCTTTAACTTTTGTTTGTAACTTTGTTACCTTAACAATACTTACCACAGCAACTATTGCGGTCGCAATAACCACCACGGAAGTAATTCCTAAAATAAAGAAAAGTATTTCCATAATTTGTTTCTCCTTATATGTCAAAGAACGATAGTATTGGTGCCCCAGGCGGGAATCGAACCCGCACGGACGTTTCGGTCCACAGGATTTTAAGTCCTGCGTGTCTACCTGTTCCACCACCGGGGCAACTATTTCCAAAAATGTCAAAGAACAAAACAAAGATAAACAATATATTCCTTAAAACAAAAAATCTCTTAAAATTTTAAGAGATTTTTTTTTACGTTACATTTAATTATTAAAATTATGCGTAAGTATCGTCATCTTCTTTATTTTTTATTTTAGCATATTTCTTTTCTTTTTTTTCAGAATGTATTACTTGTTTGTCTATGTTATATATTTTTATGTCTCCTGTTTTAGTTTCAACAAATTCTTTTGCTTCTTCTATTGTTTTAAAAAATGTTTCTGTTTTTACTAAAACACCATCAACCCAATCAAAAATAATAACAGAATAATCTTTATTTTTTTCTTTTGTTTTGTGTTCTATAATTTCTTTTTTCTTTTTTCCTGAATAGTTTTTCATTTTATTGTTTTTTTCTTTTTTATTTGTCATTTTTTAAAATAATTTACCCAAATTTTACGTGTCTTATTGGTATAACCCCTTAATAAATATTGGTTTGTTATCAAATTTACCTTTGGTAATAAATGTGTTAACAATAATTTTAAATATATATCTCTTGTTTCTGTTGGTTTTGCGGTAAAAATACGGTTGATCCAAGGAAGTTCATCCGAGGAAATTACAGGGACACCCTGACTAACTAAATCCGCGGCAACAATATTAAATGTTTCTGAAAATGAAACCTGCATACCTATATCCATTTTACCACATATTTCCAAAAAATCTTCTCTCGGTGCCCAAGAGTGGTTAATTAATTGATGTTCTGAATCGGATAAATGTGCAAAAAAACTTTTTAAATTATTATATACTGCATCTCCTTTTTGTTCAACTCTACCTGAATTTATATGAAATCTTAATTTTTTACCTATACTTTCAGCAAATTTAACTGCCGCAATTGCTTGCATTAAATGGTTTTTCATTGGTCTAATTGCACCAAAACAACCTATATCGATGGTATCTTTATTTCTATCGTATTTTTTTATTTTATATTCTTGAGGATAAAAATTTGGAAGATAAATTATCTTTTCATTTATCTGTTTACTTGACCAATTCACTTTATGTTTTATGAAATCTCTCAATTCTCTCGTTGCTCTGGGTGCATTTGTCCCAATATAAACATTTTCATAAAATATATAATCACCCAACCAATCTAATGCCATACCTTCATTTGCTAAAAATGGTATTTCACTATGTAATCTAATTATCCATTTTACCTTTGGGTGTAGTTTACATAGAACATAAAATTTAGACGGTACAACCCAAAGTGCCTCAATAATAACATGTGTTGGTTTGTATTTTGTAACTTCCCTATCAATACAATTATTATCAATCACGACTGAAATATGGGACTCAATACCTGAATCATTTAACATATCGTTCATAAAAGATGCCGAATTGTACAATCCGGTACTCATACCGACATGTGAATCCTTTATTCCATCATAATTATTTTTTCTTTTTAAGATGAAAAGTACTTTATTTTTATTCATATATTAAAATGGAATCAACAATAAATACTTGAAAAGTTTTATAATTAAAAAAAAAATGTCAACTTTTTTTTAGTTGACATTTATGTAATATTTTTTTGTTAAATATAGATCAATATCTAATAACAATAGTGTTTAATTTATATTTATTTGATAGATCGATCATATGTTTCGTGCCCTTACTATTACCATCCCAAAAACAAATACAAGTATTACCATAATTCGCCATTTCTTCATTTCTTTTATAACCCGCACTCTTTCCGTACTTATCCCATTGTGCTGGAAACTTCTTAATTTTGTAACCTCTCTCATTCGCGTATTGTACCCCTAAAGTATCAGCCCCTCTAGCCATTCCTGAAACTATTTCGAGATCCTCTTTATTTTCACCAATCAATTCGTCTAATTTTTCTTTTAGTAGTTCGTAATCACTAAAATCACGACCACCCGCAACGATTATTTTCATTATATGGTGTTTAATTCTTTACTTAAATCTCTTATTCTCGTGCAAGTCTCGAAATCTTCTATTTGTTCAAAATACGGCATTAGATCCCTCATTAATACAAAATTCTCATTTTTACGATAACAGAATTCGGTTTCAAATTCCAAATCCATGATTGTTGCTTTAACAAGAAGTTTTAGATTTTTTTTCTTGGTTGTTTTAAATTTTTCGAAAATCTCAATAATTGATTTATAAATTATACTTTTATTTTCATCATAGAAATGGCGAAAATCTTGATAATTTTTAGTCAAATCAACCACGATGTCATTGCTGTATGTTTTCATTAAATTTTTTTTCAAAGATATTTAAAATTAATTGGAAAACCAAAAAGGTGTCTCTCTATTTTTCCAAGATGCAAAATTTATTTTGTCACCAATATAATAATTTCTATATGATTGTATTGGACAACTAACTTTGTATTTATCTGGCATTGCTTTAGGTAATTCTGTAATACCTTTGTCAGAAATTTTTACTTTATTTATTACACACCATTCAATTACTTCTTGTGATTTATGTTTTTTACCATAACGATATGTGTATTCGTAACATAATTCCAATCCAATTTCGCAAAGGTACAAATAGTTTGATAGTGATTCCCTGACCCATATTGAACATGGGTGATTTTTGTGAGATAATTTGTATTGTGCTTGTGAACCTGTTACCCAATGTGCGGAACATAATAATTGTGCGGTTTCCAATATCATTTTAACAACATGTTTATCACAATGGTATTCTGCACATTTTTTTGGATCTTTATCTAAAAAAAATATATTCATTATTCGTTTATTGTGTGATCAATACGTACCCTAATACATGTTTGGGGTTGTCTCATGTTTTTTAAAAAATTGTTTATATAACCCATAATATTTGCGGAACCTATCGGGTTTGCGGAATGAGTATAAACAAGTGGAAAGGTAAAATTTTCTTTTGGTTTTTCCAAATAATGATTCACCAACCATTTCGCACAATCCAATCCAGTTTTTTCTTTTATGTTATCGTAGTTCAGTTCATAGTTTGGGTAAACATTGTTAAAATATTCAGCCATTGCAGTCTCACCCAAATCGTGATCCAAAGAAATGGTATCAAAACTTTCTAAACCATGTTTTAATATGGTACTTACAAATTCACCATAGTCTTTTACAAGAATCCAACTATTGTCTTTTGGAACACGAACATCGTCTAAATACAATTTTAATTTACTCATTATCATTTTTTTTAAAAGGTTTCGAATACTCAGGATATAGGATTTTCCATATTGTTTGATTATATGGTTTATTATCATACATAGAAAATAGAATTGAAGAATATTTGTATTTTATTGCAAATTGTGCGAATACTTTTCTTTCATTTGAATTTTCCGATCTCATAATAACTTTGAATATCCATTCATATTCTTTTTTTATTTTATCAAATTCTGACTCAAATTTATTTTTTGTTTCTTTTACCCAATTATAAAATTCATCGGGTACCTTTTCAATAATTTTATCTAATGATTCTCCATTTTTTAAAGATTCCCAAATATCTCTATTTGAGATGTTTGTTAGGATTTTATGGAGACGACAATATTCTACACCTTTTATTTTCATTCTAAACCCATTTTGAAATCTAATAACGAATCCCTCTTCATTATCTTTGATTATTTCTTTTAGGGTTGAATAGTCTTTTATACCATCATATTTTTTAACAAATTTAAATCCAAGATTTCTATACATATTAACGAACCTAACACCTTCAAGATGGATTCTTTCGTCAAATATTTTATATTCGTAACCATCGATATTGTCAATTACACCGAGCATTATTAGATCTTCATAATCATAATCAACAACAATACGATTTTCTTTATAAATTATTTCAAATAGATATGTTTTATCCTCAATTAATCTTTGGTAGTCATATTTTTGAAGAAGTTCCCATCCTCTTTTTGCTTGATCGGATGTAAATGATCCACGAGTTGCAAATACCCATTGACCTTCATAATTAAATAATATACCTAAAGACCCATCTAATTTTTCAAAAACATCAAATGGTTCGTTTGGTATCTGTTCGGGTTTTAATTCTTCGTAATTAAAAAATTTTGGAAAAGGTCGAGCAACAATATTACCATCAACATCGGTAACTAATCCTCTACATTGAATAATAACATCATCCCATAAGTTATCATATTGAACTTTTGGTGAGTAATTCCAAATTGTTAAAGGTAATGTTGGGTGTGTCTGTTTTAATAACAGACCATCATTGTGATATTTTTCTAATATATCTAACATTAAAGAGAAACATCAAATCTATTTTTCATTTGTTCAACTTTTTCTTCGGGAACATCGTGAATATTTAAATTTCCGTGTCTATTTTCAACAATCACACTAAAAACCCTGTAATTGTATCTTTCCGCCATTTCGTAATATGCGTCCATTTCCCATTTCTGTGTAAAGGTATTCGCGACAACAATTCTTGAAAATTCATTTTTCATTTTTGTTGCACATCTTTGTTGTGATTGTGCATGTGCCTCTTTTAATTTTGTGGAATCAAAAATATAATTACCCTTTTCGTCAAGAAAAAAATCATCCGCAGAAATAACGTCAGGATCATCTGAAGCTAAACATCTTAAAATTGTTTTACCTAATGTAGATTTACCACTACCTGGTACTCCTCTTAAAAGAATTAAATCTCCGACATATTTTTTTTCTTCCATATAATGGGAATTTTAGTTTAACAAAATTAGGGGGAATTTATATTCCCCCCAAATTTTATTTTACATCAGCACTATCAGTTTTTACTTCTACTGTAGTGTCTTGTCCTGTTGGTACTAAAGTATCAACAGAAACAGACGTAGAGTCAATACTTTCAATTGTTGTGGTTGACTCAGACCCACATGATGTTAATGCAACTATTGCACTAACAACAAAAATAAACATATATTTTTTCATACCTGTAAATATACGAAAAATAAATTTAATAACAAAATATAATAAAAAAAAGTCCCAACGATATGTCGGGACTAAGGTCTTTCAATGGGTTCAACCCCATTTACTTATGAAAAAAAACGAAAAGGTAATCGACAAAGAGAACCTCCGAGAATATAAATATATATAATTTTACAAAAAGTCAAGATATTTATAAATTATTTTTTTCTAATTACCAATTCTCCGTCTTTAATTTTCAAATTTGCTAAAACATTTTCTTTTATAGTACCTTTTAGAATTTCTTCACTTAAGAAATCCTCACAAAGATTTTGTATTATTCTTTTTATGGGTCTCGCTCCATATTCTTCTTGTTGATTTAATTCATATATCTTTTGTGATACTGATTCGTCAAAATTAACTTTGTATCCTTTTTCAGTTAATCTATTTTTTAATTTATTTAATTCAACACCAATAATTTGTTTTAGTGCATTTTCGTCTAAAGAATTGAAAAGGATTACATCATCAATTCTATTTAAAAATTCAGGATTGAATTGTTGTTTCAATGATTTTTGTATCATTGTTTTTTTAACTTCTTCTTTTTGTTTATTTGTTGAAGATGTTTCAAAACCAACTCCCCCACCAAATTCAGAAACTTTTTTAGCCCCAACATTTGATGTCATAATAATCAAAGTATTGGTGAAGTTAACTTTTCTACCAAAAGAATCGGTTAAGTGTCCTTCATCTAAAATTTGTAACAACAAATTGAAAACATCTTTATGTGCCTTTTCAATTTCATCAAACAATATAACTGAAAATGGATTGTTTTTTACCTTTTCTGTTAATTGACCACCTTCATCATATCCAACGTAACCGGGAGGTGAACCAATTAATTTAGATACATTGTGTTTCTCCATAAATTCACTCATATCCACACGAATCATTTTTTCGGGATCACCAAATAATATTTCAGCCAATGATTTTGCAAGATATGTTTTACCGACACCAGTTGATCCTAAGAATATAAATGATCCGATTGGTTTATTTGTATCTTTAATACCAACTCTATTTCTTCTGATACATTTAGATATGATTGATATCGCCTCATTCTGTCCAATAACCTTAGATGTTAAAATTTTATCTAAATTCAAAAGTTTTTCTGTTTCTTTTGAATCCAATTTTGTAATTGGTACACCAGTAATATTTGAAATTATCTGGTAAACATCTTCAATACTAATTGGTGTTTTATTATTTTGTTGGTTTATCAACCATTTTTCTTTTTCTTGTTCTAATTTTGATAGAACAGTTTTTTCTGTATCTCTTAATTTAGCTGCCAATTCATAATTCTGTGTTTTAACGACATCTAATTTTTTTTGTTTTATTTCCTCAACTTCTTGTTTTAATTTTTCAACACTTTCAGGTATTTTATTAGATATTTTCTTTTCTGAACCTAATTCATCCATAATATCAATTGCCTTATCAGGAAATTGTCTGTCAGTCATAAATCTTTTTGATACTTTAACAATAGTATCAATAACACCATCTTCATATTTTACTTTATGAAAATTCTCATATGATGTTTTAAGATTTTCCAAAATTTCAACAGTTTCTTTTTCTGTTGGTTCCGGTAAGATTATTTTTTGGAATCTTCTAACTAACGCAGAATCTTTTTCGATGTTCTTTTTGTATTCATCAAAAGTTGTTGCACCAATACATTGAATTTCACCACGAGCAAGTGCGGGTTTTAATATGTTGGCTGCATCCATTGATCCGCTGGCATTACCTGCACCGACCATTGTGTGTAATTCATCAATAAAAACAATTACATTCGGTGCTTCTTGTAATTCATTTAATATCGCTTTAATCCTTTCTTCAAATTGACCCCTATACTTGGTACCCGCAACTAAAGATGTCAAATCCAATGACATTATTCTTTTATCTAAAAGATTTGAAGGACAGTTACCTTTATTAATCAATAGCGCCAATTTTTCAACCAATGCCGATTTACCCACACCGGCATCACCCACAATAACAACATTATTTTTCTTCTTTCTTGAAAGAATTTGTGCAATTCTTTTTACTTCTTTATCTCTACCAACAATAGGGTCTATTTTACCTTCTTGTGCTAATTTTATCAAATCTCTTGAGAAATTATCTAATATAGGTGTATTAGAATTTCTCTTACCTTTCTTATTTTGGTTTGTTGGTTGCCCATCATCAATGAAATCTACTGACATATTTTAATTATTTTACTACAAACATACGTTATTTTAAATTAAAAAAAAAATCAATTATTAACAAAAATTGATAATTATAGTAAACAACGTATGTCAAGAATAAAAGAATTAAAAAATGATGAAAAAAATATTATAAATATTATTGATCTTTTATCTATTCTTTGTGTTAAAAAAACAAAATATGTTGAGACGTTGATGAGGATCATTAAAAATGAAAAAAAACATAAACAACATATAAAAGAAATAAAAAAATTTTTAAATGATGAATTGAATATATCGGAAGAGGATATAAAAAATATTCCAGAAGATCACTTATTGTTTTATCATACGTTTATGGAAAATATGATTGGTATCGATGACTTAAAATCATTTCAAAGGTTTTGTGAATATAATGAAAAAAATCTAATACCAAAAAACGATTTAAGTACATATAAAAATTTTTCACAGATTAAATCGTCAATATCATTAGCAGAAATAAAAGAATACGAAAAAGAACTTGAGGGTCAGATAGTTGTGTTATTTAAAGACGAAGAATGGTTAATATTAAAACCATTAACACATCAATCATCAAAAAAATATGGATCAAATACAAAATGGTGTACCGCATCGGAAGATGCTCCACAATATTTTGAGGATTACAGTAGAAATGGTATGTTGATTTACATTATTAATATGAAAACAGGTAAAAAGACCGCAGTACATAAATTATTAAGGAATAACTCGGTAACATATTGGAGTCAGTTAGATAAAAAAATAGAACAATCTGAAACGAATCTCCCATTCCATATTATAAATGTTCTACAGAAATCATTAAAAGAAAATATAAGTAATAATTCATTATTAAATAAAAAAACTACTGTCAATCATCAATCTACAGTTCGTAAGAGAATTAAATTTAGAAATAATGACCATACTGATATGACAAATAGTCCGATCAAAATAAAAAGATAAGACAAAATGTCATCAGTATCTTTATGGTATAAAAATTGAAAATGGGTTACTAAAATTAATAATTATGATTACATTATTTAAAGACCCATTTTTTCAGGCATTTGATAAAATGTTTGAATTTGAAAGAGAACTTAATGTTCCGAAAACCAAAGTTAATAAAGATGAAACAGGTTATGTTGTAACTATTCCTGTACCGGGACTAACCAAGAGTGATCTCAAGATCACCACAAAAGATGGTATTTTGAAAATCACTTTTGAAAAAGAAGGTGGTTCGACATTTGTACCAAACTTCACAAAAACCTACACTTTACCTGATGAGGTAAATGAAAATCAAATTGAAGGTAAGGTCGAAAATGGTGTGTTAGAATTAACATTACCAATTTCAAAGAAAAAAACTTTGGAAAAACTAATTTCTCTTAATTAAATTAAAACCCCGAAATTTTCGGGGTTTTTTATTTCCCATATATTTCGTATATTATAGTAAAAACTATATTATGGGAATCATTTCAGAAAAAATCGAAGGAAAACTTATTACAGTTGAAATCAATTCATCAAATCTAAAATCAGCATTGTATGATACTGAAAGTCAAGATTTGACGATTACTTTCAATAATGGTGGTATTTATGAGTATAATAAAGTACCGTGGGATATTTTTGCTAAATTAAGATTAGCGGAATCTCAAGGGAAGTTTTTTAACGCAAATATTGCGAAAACTTATAAGTACAAAAAGGTAAAATGAGTGAATTTAAAGAACTAATTTTTAAATTAAGAGAGGATCCCGATAAAATTGAAAAAATTTACGAATACGTAAAAACAGATCCTGTTACTTTATCAAAAATGCCAGACGATACATATATCATATCAGATGGTAATCACAGGTCGAATTTACTTAATCTTTTAAAAGTTGATAATATTCCATCAATTATTGATGGTGAATTTAAATTGGTTCCAATAGAATTACTTAGAAGACCAAATGGTACGATAGGTACTCAGGGCTTTACATCTGAAAATATGATTAACTTGATTAATTATATTTTAAATAAAAAACCAAAAAAATCTTTATTTGAAGAACTAATTGAAGACAAGGAAGTTGATAAAAAGATAATTAAATCTTTTAGAAGTAAAGATACATTATGTCCAAACATATTTCGTAGAGTTGGGAAAGAATATGTTATTAAAGACGACATTAGAAAAAAACTATTGGAAATCACCAATGAATATTTAGATTTTATTGATGTTGAATTTTTTATTCACGATATAGTTCTTACCGGATCTTTGGCAAACTATAATTGGTCGGAATTTTCAGATGTTGATTTACACATATTAGTTGACATGGATGAATTTGATAATAAAGAAAAAGAAGATTCCACTATCTTACATAAAATAGTTCAAGATTTTTTTGATTCAAAAGAAAAAGTTTGGAAATCGAAACACGACATTAAAATAAAAGGTTTTGATCTTGAAATATACGTTCAAGATATTCATCAAGAACATGTATCATCTGGTGTTTACTCTATATTAAATAACAAATGGGTTGTCACACCTGAAAAGACAAATCCAAAAATAGATGATAAAAAAATATTACAAAAGGGTGAAGAATATGGAAAGCAAATAGATGATTTATTATCTAAAATGGAAAGTGGTGATGATATAACAAAAGAAACTAAAGACTTATATAAGAAGATAAAAAACTTTAGACAGAGTGGTTTAGAATCTGGTGGTGAGTACTCATATGAAAACTTAACATTCAAGTTACTTAGAAGAAATGGGTATATAGAAAAAATATTAGATTTAAAAAGTAAGATAATCGATAAAAAATTATCTCTATCAAATCAATAAACAACAATTTTTTTAATATATCCTTGTATTTATAGGATAAGAATAATTATATTTATTAAACAAAAAACATGGGAGATTTAAAACCATTGGGTAGTGAAAAGTTAAATGGAGATGACAAATTAAAAAGAATTCTCGAATTAACCTACTATAATAGTACACCCAAAAAATCAACAAATAATAACACTAAAGCCGAAATGATTAAAGAATCTATTGGTAATGGAGTATATGGTATCGTAAAAGAAAGAGACGGTTACTATGTAAAAAAAGGTTTAAATGAAAATTCACTAGATTATATTGGTGGAATGTTCATGAAAAACAAAAATAGATTTTCTTCATATGCTGAGGCGTTGAAAAGAATGGATTTACTTGTTGGTCAAGAAAATTTACAAGAAGCAACAAAATACGTTTTAAAACAAAAACCAGAAGGTGGGGCACCTGCACCTGAAGCACCAATGGCACCCGCACCAGCGGCACCAGAAGGTGGGGCACCTGAAGCACCAATGGCACCAGAAGGTGGGGCACCTGAAGCACCAATGGCACCAGAAGGTGGGGCACCTACTCCTGGCGGAGAAGAAGTTCCAATGGCACCAGAAGGTGGAGAAGAAGTTCCATTCGCACCTGAAGGTGGAGAATCAGGAAAACCTTCAGATTACATGGCTGAAGTACAAAAATTTTCAGGGAAACTTGGTCAAGAATTAAGAGATCAAAAACAAAAAATGGAAAGTGACGATATTAAATATGTTTTAAACATGATAATATCGGCAGTTGATTTAGATAAATTAGAGGATGAAGATATCGAGGAAATATCTAAAAAATTCGATCGTGAGGAAGAAATTCCACAAACACCAGAAGGTGAGGAAGAAATTCCACAAACACCAGAAGGTGGGGAAGAAATTCCACAAGCACCGGAAAGTGGGGAAGAAGAATTGGGTGAAACAATGGATAAATTAGAAAATTTCATAAATACACCGATCGCAACTGATGAAGAAATAGATGAAGTTAATTTAGATGATTACAATGATTTAGGTGTTTCTGAAAGTGATGATCTTTTAGAGGTTGAAATTGATATGGATGAAATAAAAGCTGACATAAGCAAAAGTATTGGTGAGACGTTGAGTAAATATTTTAAATAAAATATGAGACTTATCTATGTTAATGAAATTGGTGCAGATTATAAAGGTCAAAAACAGTATGAATTTATCTTCAGTAAATCTACAGAACTTGACATAGAGGAATGGTTTGTTATACCGGCATCAATTTCAACACAATCTAAGTCTCCCGATGTTGAATATATTGACTTAGTTGGTCTTTTAAAAAATTCAGACATAGAATTAGAACTTGTTCAAAACTCCGATTATTTCGGAGTTATTGATGCTGTGGATGGTGTAGTTGCATTAGGTTGGGAAAAATTCAATCCTGAAAGTCAAGATGAAAGATTGACATTTAAGTTTGGAGAAACATTAGAAAGTGTAACAAAAAAAATAAAAGAAAGAGGTTATCACCTAATAAATGAAGAAATAAAAATTAAAATAATATGACAAGATCAGAAATGGTTAAAAGACTTGTAAATGAGGGTCTTTCCACAAAAACATTGGTTAATTTTAGTGATAATCAACTTAGATCACTATGTGATAGAATGTTAAATGAAGCACTTGTTAAACAAGTTAAAGTTTACAGTATGAGTAATCCAAGTGACGCCGCAGAAATTAATACAATTATTAATGATCCTAAAAAAGTTACCGATATTTCTAAACAAGGTCACATACAAGTAACAAAGGAAACAGAAATGAAAGAAGGGAAAAAGAAACCTACTCAAAAACAATTATCTGCTTTAGATAAAAATAAAAATAAGAGAATAGATAAAGAAGATTTCAAATTATTGAGAAATAAAAAAGATGTTAAAGAAGAGTTAAAAGGTAATCGGAAAAAATTAGATGTTGCTGAACCTAAAGGTAAATTAACTTCTGCCGATTTTAAAAAGTTAGGATCAAAAAAATCTGAAGTTAAGGAAGGTCGTAAATTAGGTCAAAGAGCAAAATTGGCTATGACTTTAAAAAAGTTAAAAGAAAATCATGAAATATCAGAATGGGTTAATAACTTAGCAGAAACAAATTATCATCCATTCACATCAAAAGGAGAAATCATGGAACTTTTACAAAGAAAACTTAATGAAACTGAAACAATGATACCTATGCCCAAAAAAGCTAAAAAAGGTCATAAAGGTCATAATGGTATTCCTGAGTTTATGACTTATGATTCAATAACATCAACTGAAACAGCACCGACAAAAGAACCTTCAACAAAACCCACACCAACAAAAGATCCGGGTGAAAAAACCCCACCAAGAAAAGATCCAAGAAAAGATCCATTCAGAAAAGATGACCCAAATCCGATTCCGAATCCCGGTCCAAGAGCAGGATCAACAATAAAAGAAGGGAAAAAGAAAAAATAAAATGAAAATTGTTATAAGCAAAAAAAATTTACTATCTTTAGTTAAAGAAAATATTGAAGAAATGGCAATGGATTTTGATTCTGCCGATAGGCCCGATTCTGGTGTACAGTCTAAACTTAGTCAAGGTGAAACTCCTTTGAAAAAAATTCCCTTACCTAAAACAGGTAATGAACCAAATCAAAATTTCCAGGAACTTTTGGCTTCAGAGAGATATAAACAAGTTGTTCAGAAAGTTAGACAATATACTAACATTCAAACACCAATGGTTGGTATGCAAAATATGATGCCATTAATGCAAACCATGATGATGGCACATAATGAAATTGTTCAAACCGAAAGAGAACATAGAGAAGAATTAGAAAGATTGGCAATTGATTTGGTCATGAAAGAATTTGGAATTGAGGAAGGTGACATTGAGTTTGAGGCAAAAATTGTTGGTATGGGTGAAATTGATACTCAGGACTTTAATAGAGATCAACCGGGTCAACAACAACCTGAAATGGAAGAGGTCGAAATTGAACAGGAATTATTTGATGATTTACAAACATTAAATTTAGAAAAAGCTAAAGCAAGACTAATTGGTAGTATGATACAAGGTGCATCGAAAAGAGGTCATTATATGTATCATTATGTTACAGATAAAATTAGAGAAATTACCGGTTCAGAATCATTAATTAATCAATATGGTATTTTAATGTCAATTAATGATACATTATATTGGCAAGTCAGTGATCAACAAATGAAAGCTTCCATGGGTGGTGGAGGTGGTGGTAATATGGTTGGAGGTAAAGAAAGTATTGACCCTAATTCAAATCCACCAAAAGTAATGGCACAAGGATTGAATTTCCCAATATTGGTTCATGAACTAATAAAAGGTACTTTTGAAGTGATTGCTGCAATTAAAGGACAATCGCGTAATCCTGAAATTGCTCAAAGAGTAATTAGTAGTGAAAACACAATGGAAAAAGAAATTTGGGATTTAAGATTGGGTCCAGCGATATGGGATAGAATTAGAAGTCAAATACCAGAAGATTCAGATGAAACTGATGATGATGATTTAAAAGATTTCCTTGGTGGCTTAGGTATTGATCTATCATAATCAAGTAAAGATAATAAAAAGGGAGGTTTTACCTCCCTTTTTTGTATTTATAGGTATATGAACACAAAGATTGAACAGTTAAAAGAATACGCTAAGATTATCAAAGATGCTCCGTATGCCTTAAAAACATACTTAACAACTTATGATAATACACAAAAGAAATTCGTACCCTTAGAATTGTTTCCTGATCAAGTTCAATTGATTAAGGATTATGAAACTTATAATGAAAATATAACAAGAAAATATAGACAGGCGGGTGTATCTACAGTAACAGCCGCTTGGATTTCAAAAAAACTCCAAACCGCAAAACCCGAAAATCCTGAAAGGGTTCTGATTATTGCGAATAAGAGAGATACCGCGATTGAAATGGCCAATAAAGTTAGACATTTCTTGGATCAATGGCCAGAATGGATTAATGTGGGTTTTCACCCTGATAAAAACTCAGAAAGTAGATTTAGATTAAATAATGGATGTGAAGTTAAAGCGGTTGCGACATCTGCGGATGCATTACGTGGTTACACACCAACGATACTTGTATTTGATGAGGCGGCATATATTGAAGCGGGAGAAGACTTTTGGGCGGCATCTATGGCGTCACTATCTACGGGTGGTAAGATTATTCTTATATCAACACCAAATGGTTATGATCCGATTTATTATGGTGTTTATGACCAAGCGTTACGTGGTATAAATGATTTCCATATAACAGATTTAAGATGGTTTAAAGACCCTCGTTACACTAAAGACTTACGTTGGGTTAAATGTGCTGACATATGTCATTATATGTTGAATAGAGAACAATATAATGATGATGAAGTGGTAATGTATGATTTTGATGTTGAAAAATATAGAGAATATGAAGAACAAGGATATAAACCATTTTCATCTTGGTTTGAATCAATGTCTAAAAAATTCAAATATGATAGACGTAAAATTGCACAGGAATTGGAGTGTGACTTTTTAGGTTCAGGTGATGGTGTTATTCCAAGTGAAACCCAAGAAAATATTGCAAAAAATATGATCAGACAACCAATGGAAAAGTACATGCAAGGTACACTTTGGCAATGGAAAGAACCAGTTGAGGGTCATCGTTATATTATGGGTGTTGATGTGAGTAGAGGTGATAGTGAAGATTTTTCTTCGATCAATATTATTGATTTTGATGATAGAGAACAGGTGTTAGAATATATTGGTAAAATACCACCAGATGATTTAGCGTCAATTGTTTATAAATGGGGTATCCTTTATGGAAACGCCTTTGTGGTTGTGGATATAACTGGTGGTATGGGTGTTGCAACATCAAGAAAATTACAAGAATTAAATTATAAAAACATTTATATTGACGGTATTAATACACAAAATATTTGGGAATACAATAAGAAAGCGATGGAAAAAATTCCCGGTATTAATTTTAACAATAAAAGAACCCAGATAGTCGCATCATTTGAAGAACAACTAAGAAAAGGTTTTATTGTTAGATCAAATAGATTACTAAATGAATTAAACACATTTGTTTACATAAACGGTAGACCAGACCATATGAAGGGATCTCACGATGATTCTATTATGAGTCTATCCATGGCATTATATGCTGGTGAAATTTGTTTTAATCAATTACAAAGAGCCGATTCAACTAATAAAGCAATGTTAGAATCTTGGGTATCATCCGAAAGAACATATGAAGCCAATAAAACTTTTTATTCATATGGAACAACTTTAGACCCAATAGGTGCATTAGCAATGGATAATAGTTTTTATCACAAAGATAACACAATGAATGTTGGAAAAGACATATATAAAGAATATTCTTGGTTATTTACTAAACGTAAATAAACTTTAAAGTGATAAAAAAAACACGTATCTTATAAAAAGACTATTTATAAACATGGCAGATCAAAATATTACAGTATTTCAGAAATTAACCAAGATGTTTGGTTTTGTTGGTCAAAATAAACCTACTCAACCAGAAAATCCGTCATTTAATTTCTCTAAAGAAGAATTATTAAAAACAAGTAGTAAAGAAGAATATGATTCGGCTTTATTACAATCCCAACAAAGTCAATATATTGCAGATAAGTGGGCTAAATTAGATCAATCATTATATAATCAATCTGTTTATTATGAACCAAATAGATTGGCCGCATATTATGATTATGAATCAATGGAATTCACACCCGAAATTTCCGCGGCATTGGATATATACGCAGAAGAAAGTACGACACCATCAGAAAAAGGTGAAATTTTAACAATATATTCAGAATCAGATAGAGTTAAATCCATACTACAAGATCTATTCAATAATAAGTTAGACATAGCAACAAATCTACAAATGTGGACGAGAGGTCTTTGTAAATATGGTGATGATTTTGTATACCTTAAAATAGACCCTAAAGATGGTATTGTTGGTTGTCAACAATTACCAAACATAGAGATAGAAAGAATTGAAGGCGCGTCTTCTAAAACACCAAATCAAAGAGATATTAAAATACCAACAAGAGAGTTAAGATTTCAGTGGAAAAATAAAGACATGGAATTCCAAGCCTGGGAAATTGCTCATTTTAGGTTATTGGGTGACGATAGAAAATTACCATATGGTACCTCTATGTTAGATAAAATTAGAAGAATTTGGAAACAACTTCTATTAGCGGAAGACGCAATGTTAATTTATAGAACATCAAGAGCACCTGAGAGACGTGTATTTAAAATATTTGTTGGTAATATGGATGATAAGGATATCGAACCATATGTACAAAGAGTTGCAAATAAATTTAAAAGACAAGCGGTACCTGATCCTAAAAACGGTCAAGTCGATATGAGATATAATCAAATGGCCGTTGATCAAGATTATTTTATTCCCGTTCGTGACCCTTCAGCCGCAAATCCAATTGAAACATTGGCAGGAGCACAGAACTTAGGTGAAATTGCCGATATTGAATATATTCAAAAGAAAATGTTGGCGGCACTTAGAATTCCTAAGGCGTTTTTAGGTTTTGAGGAAGTTGTTGGGGATGGTAAGAATTTGGCATTAATGGATATTAGATTTGCCAGAACAATTAATAAAATACAGAAATCATTAATTCAAGAATTAAATAAAATTGCATTAATACACCTATCACTTGTGGGTTTGGAGGATGAACTACATAATTTCCAATTATCTTTAACAAATCCTTCCTCTCAGTCTGATTTGTTAAAAATAGAACAATGGAAAGAAAAAATAACTCTTTATAAAGATGCAACATCCGACCAATCACAAATAGGTATTTTACCTGTTTCACATACTTGGGCTAAGAAAAATATTTTAGGTTTTAGTGATAATGAAGTTATATTAGACTTAGAACAACAACGTCTTGAAAGAGCGATCGGATTTGAATTAACAAATACACAGAACATAATAAAACGTTCGGGTGTGTTTGATGAAGTTGATAGAAAATACGGTATACCGGAAGAAGAGAGGAAGAAATTAGAGGCGTCTGGATCAGCGGGTAGTGAATCACCTGGAGGTGGTGGAATGGATATGGGTGGAGGAGCATCAGCAGCACCGCCGCCACCAGCCGGTGGAGGTGGAGGAGAGACACTATCCGAAGGTGAAAACAAAAGTAAAAAAAGTAAAATTTTAAGTATGTTAGGTGATGAAAAAAAAGATTTAAATGATTTATTTAATTTTAATAAGGCACAAGAGAATATTTATGAAATAGAAAATAAAATAAAAGATATATTAAACGATTAAAAAAATGAAAAATTTTGGATCATTAAAGATGAAGTTGTTAAAAAAAATAACAGACTCTTATATTAAAAATAACAAGGGTGAATTAAAGGACATATTAGGTACAATTAAAGAAAATAAAGATTTTAAGGAATTGTATTTGTTGTATGAAGACATCGAAAATAAAGACATTGAAGATCTTGATGTTGCTAAAGAATATGTAGATCAAATAAGTTCATTACTTAAATCAAAAAATTTAAAAAGTCTAAATAAAATAATGGAAGAATTGGATGTCGAATTAAAAGATGTTCAAGTTGAGGATAATAATGAGATTTATAAAATGTTAGATCTATTGTCTGAGAATGATAATCTATTAAACATAGACAAAAAAATATCCGCAAAGAAAAAATTAATTGATTTTTTAACTGGAAAAAAAAACAAAACAGTAAATGAAAATAAATCTTCCATTTTTATTAAAAATCAAAATTTACTACACGCCGTATTGACAAATAATTTTAACACTATATTTGACAATTCTTTAAATGAAAACGAAAAGAAAGAATTAAAAGAAATTGTTTCTTTAAATGAAAATGAACTTAAAGATAAAGTTAAAAATTTAAAAGAATCCATAGTATCTAAAATAGATTCAACTATTCTTGAATCAAAAGATGATGTTGAATTAGTAACTAAATTAAATAATGTGAAAACTGAAGTGATGAAAACGGAAACCACAAAGTACGGTTACTATAAACTTAAAGAATTAAAAAATGGTCTTGATTAATCGAGACCATTTTTAATTTTACTGGTGTGGATTGCTTTTAATTTCAAATCTCTTTTTTCTACCGAAGGTTTTACAAACTCCTTTCTTTTTCTAAGTTCTTGGATCAATTTTGTTTTTTGAACTTTATGTTTATAGGTTCTTAACGCAGACTCCAAATTTTTTTCTTTAGTTAAATCAATAATAATCATATTTTATAATTATACCCATATATACAAAAAAAATTTGGTTTTGTGGATAATTTTTCATATTTTTTATTTACACCATAAAATATTTTTAATATGTAAAAAATAATGAAGACAGGAAAGTTTATTCCTTTGGGAACATACGATGATGTTAAGATCGGATATGGAACCGTAGATTTTAAAAATCTAAAAACAATTTATTTAAAATTAAATTCTTGGTTACAACCAAATAATGAAAATGATGACTTTGATAGTGTGATTTTTAAAACAAGGAGAGATATAAAAAGATTAATATACGATTTAAATCATCAAAATTTTAAACCACAATCTATTGTAGATTTAGACATAAGAACCAAAGGAATAAAAAAAGAAAAAAGATCTTTTATGAATTTAGAAATAACATTATATGTTGAAAATAAATTTGATGTTAAATCTAAAGACACAAAAAGAATAATTACGGATATTATAAAAACAATAATTAACGAATCATTGGTAGATAAAAACTTGTTTAATTTTTATAAAACAAAAAAATAGTACGATATCGATGTATTTATAGTATAAAAACTATAAATGAAGATATTAGGACCAAAAGAAACCGGACATGGTATATTAATAGAATATGATGCCGGCCATATCTCACCAGAAGATAATAAAAAAATAATTTCAGAAATGAAGGATATGGACTTTTCGCAAGACCTTATCCTTTTTGCTGTTTTACAGAAATACGATACCCCAAACAAAAATGGTAGAATTTATCCTGAAGTTTTATTAAAAAGAGAAAATGAAAAATATCAATCTTTAATAAAAAAAGGTGGTGCTTTAAATGAATTAAATCACCCCTCATCTTCATTAATTGATTTAGATAGAGTATCACATTCAATCATTGAAACATGGTGGGATGGTAAAATGTTAATGGGTAAAATTAAATTATTTACATCACCAGGTTGGAAAAAAATGGGTATCGTAAGTACAAGAGGTGATCAAGCGGCAATGTTAATTATGAATGGTGCCACTTTAGGTATTTCATCAAGAGGTGTAGGATCATTGAAAAATATAAAAGGACAAAACATAGTACAAGATGATTTTGAATTAGTGTGTTTTGACTTAGTCTCCTCACCATCGACTCCCGGAGCATATGTGTTTAGTGATTTAAAAGACAGAGAACAATATCAAGAAACAATTGAGAGAAAACCTGTTGTTGATGATAGAATGAAAAAATTAATGGGTAGACTAGATACATTTTTATCAAAATAGTAAATTTTTTATTGATATTAATATCTTAAAAGTAAATTTTCTATATAATCAAAGTATTTATATAAAAATAAAATTCGCAAATGACCGAAAAATCAGTTTTAGAACAAGCGTTACTTCAAGTACAAAATCTTGAAGAAGCAGTAAAAGCAAATGCAAAAGGTATACTTGCTTCAACAATGAAACAAGAACTAAACGAATTGCTTAAAGAAAGTTTGGAAGAAGAGGAAAAGGATGTTGAAGAACAACCCAATCCTGAAGAAGAGGAAGATGATGTAACAGCCGATGATGCTGGTGATGACACAACCTCCGATGAAGATGAAACTTCTGATGATGAAGAGTTACCTTCTGATGATGAGACTTCTGATGATGAAGAATTACCTTCTGATGATGAAGACGAAACATCATATGAAGACGAACCATCTGACGATAGTGGTGTTATGGACATGACAGGCGCTTCTCACGATGAAGTTCTTAAAGTTTTTAAAGCAATGAAACCTGAAGATGGTATTATTGTTAAAAAAGATGATGATGAACTTGATCTTGAAATCGACGGTGATGAATATATCATTAAATTAGATGGTGAAGGTGACGAAGATCTAGAAGAAGAATCACCATACACAGAAGATCTTTCTGAAGAAATGGACATGGATCCTGAATTGGAAGAAGAAATGGGTATGGAACCTGAATTGGAAGAAGAAATGGGTATGGAACCTGAATTGGAAGAAGAAATGGACATGGATCCTGAATTAGGTGAAGAAAATGTTTATGAAATAACACTTGATGAAGAAGATCCAACATTAGATATTTCTGAAGAGGAACCATTCACATACGAAGAACCAGAAGGTTCTGAAGATGGGACACCAATTGAGGCGACTGAAGCCGCAAGAACTAAATCAAATCCTCATGGTAATAAAGGTGGTTTAGACAGATCCGGATTACCAAGTAAGAAAAAATATAAAGCAGGTTCAGGTGTTTTTGGTATTAATGAAGAAGTTTCTAAATTAAGAAAACAAAACGCAGAATACAAAAAGGCTTTAGTTCTTTTTAAGGAAAAATTAAATGAAGTTGCGGTATTCAATGCTAATTTGGCTTACGCTACTCGTTTGTTCACTGAACATTCAACAACAAAACAGGAGAAATTGAATATTATGAAGAGATTTGATTCGATTTCTACTATGAATGAGTCTAAAAACTTATTTAACACAATAAAATCTGAATTGGGAACTAAAAAACCAGTAACCGAAACAGTTTCAGAAAAAATCACTTCAACTCCATCAACATCTTCTTCAAATGTATTGTCGGAATCAAAAGCATACGAAAATCCACAGTTCAAGAGAATGAAAGATTTGATGAGTAAAATAAAATAATAAACCAAAAAAATAAAAACAAACTAAAATGGGAGCATTATTAGAATCAGGTATGGTTGGTAACATCGGTCTTAAGCACCTTCGTGTTATCAAAGAAGATACCATTAAAAAATGGGATGACTTAGGCTTTTTAGAAGGTCTTGATGGTCACCAAAAAGATAACATTGCACAATTGTATGAAAACCAAGCTTCATACTTAATCAACGAAGCTGCGGTTGCGGATGCATCAGGTTCTTTCGAAACTGTTGTATTCCCAATCATCAGACGTGTATTCTCTAAATTATTAGCTAATGACATCGTGTCTGTACAAGCTATGAACTTACCTATCGGTAAATTATTCTACTTCATTCCTAAAATTCAGGAAAGAAACAGTGGATCACACTACACACCATATGGTATTCCTGGTGGAACAGGTTCTGCTGATGATGGATATACTGGAGTAAACCTTTATGATCGTTTCTATGAGACTGGTGACGGTAACGCACCTGACACAGGACTTTTCGATTATTCTAAAGGTAGATTCAGTGCTATCACAATGAATGCTGCTAGTGTAGTTAATTTCAGTAACGGTGTGGCTACACCTGTAAGTCCATTAAGTTCATTAAATAGTCAAAGCGTTCCTTCATTAATTCTTACGTTCACCGGATTCGCTAAAGACGGTCAAGGTAAATTAATTGGACCTAACGGTCAGATTATGGATACTGAAGAATTTTTAGCATCTGCTGAAATTAAATTCAGTGGTGTTTCTAAAAACTTCAATATCGTAACTCAAAAATACGGTAAAGGTATTGTTGAATACGGTCAAAAATCAACAGCTACTTTCCCAGGTGCTATGGGTGGTACTGCTAAGTATAATGACATTTGTGATGAAACAGGAACAATTTATGTTCAAGTAGATTTACAAAACTATTCTTCTGTGTCCGGTTACTCTAACACAACACTTAATAGTACATTCGCTCTTGCTGACTTCGTTTTACACTTCAGAGTGTATGAAACATTAGAATTCGAAG